ACTACATGTACAGGTACTGTTCGTTTCAACATCTTTGTTGAATACCTGTCCCATGAAACAGCAGGACAGCTTACGAGTGTCACAAATAGTGGAACAAGTGCGGGTAGTGGTACATTCGGCTACTAAATAGATTTTGGTGTGGAAGTAAAAGAGTCATCTAAGTTAAACTTATAAGATTGATGACTTGAAATGCGACCGTTACTCACCTTGTACCATTTCGACATAACATCATTAACGTGCCACCGACCATCCGGACCCGCCTTGGGGTATTTGTCATCTAAATAATATGCAATCTGGTATTGTACTTCCATTATCATTTCGTCGATAATGTAAACTTTATCTATAATTTCAAACTCCTCACGTATTTCTTCATATTCGGGTACGACCTGAATACATGCATCTACAAAAATCTTGGTAACTGTTCGAATCACTTCTTTAACGGGTTCACTCCACATTTATACATAATTGATATTTAAGTGTAGTGAAAAAAACACATGAGACACCAGGATATCCATGTACCCAAAACATCATTTTTTTTAGGAGCGTCCCAGACTACTAAAAAAATTGTGGAGTTATAATAACAAGTTGCCCCATGACGAATATCAACACGTTTCAGGGTGACGTATTCATTCACGAATATATCAAACACACCGGGGATGACAACAACCTCTTTGGGTTTTCGGGTACAGATACATTCAAAATCGCCACAGCTGGGACCGATCGTTTGGTAGTTGGGAGTGATGGAAATGTAACAATAACTAACGCCATAATTATACCTGACTACATCTATCACACTGGCGACCTCAACAACCTCTTTGGGTTTTCGGGTACAGATACATTCAAAATCGCCACAGCTGGGGTGGATCGTTTGACTGTAGATTCAAATGGCTACGCCCATTTTTCAAAAGGGATACGATTACCGGAAGGTGACAGCTCCATCAACATACAAATCCCTAACTATATATATCACACCGGGGATGACAACAATCTCTTTGGGTTTTCGGGTACAGATACATTCAAAATCGCCACAGCTGGGACCGATCGTTTGACTGTCGCCGCTAATGGTACTGTCACAATTCCCGGAACTATCAATTATGGCGGAACCGACCTCGCCAACTCTGCTACAATCACAGCAAGTGCGGATGCTGGTAACAATACCATCGTACGGAGAAGTGCATCTGGATACGTATTTGCAAACTACTTTAACTCGACAGCAAATGATGTTAGCGCAGGTGTTACTAAGGTAATGGTTGAAACTAGTAATGATGGTTATATTCGTCACGGTACAGCCGCTGCTATTAGAACCTTCATTGGTGCAACCTCAGCAGACACAGCAGACACAGTTGCGATGAGAGATGGGAGTGGTGATCTGTTCGCTCGTTTGTTCCGCACGGATTACACTAACCAATCTACTATCAGCGGTGCTCTTGCATACAGGGTTAGTACATCAGATAATTATATACGTTTCTGTAGCGATGCAGCGGCGATACGAACCTTTATCGGTTGTCTCGCGAGCAACGGCACCGCAGCTACGGCTACGAAAGTTCAAGTAAGCCGTGATGATACGGGTGATTTAGCGAATTATCTCGTATTTGCACCCACTGCAACTGCGGGGCAGCATAATCTCCAGATGGATAGCGGTCTCATATATGACAACACAAATAATAGATTGAGACTAGCGCAAGTCATGTTTGGAGACCAGAATGTGTATGGTTTAGGGGCGGTCCAAGGACAATATGGTTCAGTTGGCACGTTAGGAACGGGTAAGAGTTCCTATGAAGGGTACAGTATCAATGGCCAGTGGGTGTTTATGTCCAATGGAGCTGGTTCGTGTGGTATATACAACGATACCGACAACGAATGGGGGACAAGATGGCATCAAAATGCTCAAACTGAACTGTATTATAATGGCGGTAACAAGTTTCAGACAACAAATGATGGTGCCCACTGCTCAGGGGCCCTATACGCCGACCATATGTATATCGACGACTACCTCTATCACAGCGGGGATACCGACACCCGTATAGGTTTTGGGACCAACACTATTTACATGCGCACAGCTGGGTCGGATCGTTTGACCATCAACAGTTCAGGAAAAATCACAATGCCTGCAATTCCATGTTTTTTTGTGTATCGTAATGGCGGTTACACCGTCAACTCAGAGACGAATGCCATTGTATTTACTGCTGCAGATGCAAACAATGGTAGTCATTATAGTGGTAGCAATGGGAGATTTACTGCACCCGTGACCGGATTCTACGCCTTTCATGCCCAGGGATTACATCGGAAGATTAACGGTAATGGATCAGTGGAACCAACCTTTTATCAAAATAACGGTAATGTAAGTGGACGTGGGATGGGATTCAGTCATATGGTCGACACGGGAGAACAGACTTGTCGCATCCACATGGTACATCAGTTGAATAGCAGTCAATATGTGACACATGGGCTCCACACTATCAATTCCGTTACAGATTATTATTACGGTGAAAGGCTGGGAAATTTTTCTGGGTACTTATTAGGATAATATGAATTCACCAGCCTATAATAGAAATCTTTGTGTCGTGAAAGCATTACGTCATTTTAATTTAGATAATCTTGGTGTATCTGCAGGAGAAACATGGGAATCTCTTGAATTTGTTGACCCAACTATCGAAAAACCCCCAAAAGAGGCATTCGACGCTAAAGTCGAAGAACTCCTTGCAGGACTGCCTTTTACTGAACTTCGTAAAGAACGTACTATACGCCTTTTAGCCACGGATTACACTATCGCAGCGGATTACCCTCACCCGACTCCAGAAATTAAACAGCTTTGGTTGGACTACCGCCAGGCTCTACGAGATCTACCTGCGAATACAGTGGACCCATTGAATCCTATATGGCCTACTCCACCAGCTTAAATATAAATACCCCAACATGATGAGGAACGTATTTTCGAAGAACTTGTGGACCACGAGACGAACAAGACTGTCTTCATGTCGTGTAAACTCATTTAAAAAAAACTCACCTTACAATAAACAATGGGTGTCATCATCAACGAAACGATTACGCTCACCAATGGACTCACTGTTACGAACCCGTATGCTTCAACAGGTGAGAATGAGATCCATCTACAAAAAAGGGTGGAGTTTAACCCGACCACGACAAAGTACATCCTCACCAGTTCCTTCACCATGTGGGTATCCCCTGAATTGCGGGTGTCTGGTTCTAAAGACATTGGGAGTATCGAAGTCGAAGTTGAATCCGAAACACCCCCTACAGGAAGCGTCTATGAACTCCTTTACAACAAACTTAAAACCATGAAGACCTGCACCGATTCTATCTAAGTTCCAAGTCAATATGACTTGTCCCACCATTTCTTCCAAATTGTATCCCAGTTTGTAAGTCTTCCAAGCTTAAAAATAAAGTCTCACTATATTATAAAATGTCTGGCGGTATTGCCCAACTCGTTGCTGTCGGTGCCCAGGATGTCCACCTTGTTGGTCAGCCCGAAGTAAGCTTTTTCAGGAGCACGTACAAACGTCATACAAACTTTTCCCAAACTGTCGAGCGTCAGGTCATCCAAGGCAATGTCGCGAATGGTGGTATGTCCACCGTGCGCTTCGAGCGCAAGGGGGATATGCTCGGATATGTCTATCTCGTCCCCAATGATGGGACCAAGACCATTCCTTACACTCAAGCCCAGTGGTTGACAAAAATTGCCAAGGTTGAACTCCTCGTCGGTGGTCAGGTGATTGATGAACAGGATTCCACCTACTCTACCCTGGTTGCACCCCGTCTTTCTGCGACCACTGCTTCCAAATCACCTTCGGCTGATCTGGTCAACGGTGGTACATCCTACAGGTTCTACCCCCTCAGGTTTGCTTTCTGTGAAAACTGGCAGACTGCCATCCCTCTCATCTCACTCCAGTACCATGATGTTGAGCTCCGGATCACTTGGGGTTCCGCGGCGGCTACTGACAAGTGGGATGTTTTCACCAACTACGCCTACCTTGACACTGATGAACGTGAAGTGTTCGCTGGTCAGCCCCAGAACATGCTCATCACCCAGGTGCAGAAGGCGGTCTCCTCCGGTTCCAAGATCCAGGAGCTCAACTTCAACCACCCCGTGAAGTACATCGCCGCCGGT